CGTCGCCCTGATCGCGGGCGCCGCACCAGTAATGCTGGCTGCCCTCCTTCCAGCCGTAGAGGATTGGCTCATACTGGCGCTGGTAGTCGGCACGGCCCAGGGTGAATGTGTTCTTGGCCCAGATGATGAAGGTCGACCACTTGCCGCCAGCGTCCTTGAACGCCCGCTGCAAGGTATCCAGCTCGGATGAGCTCATGCTCATGTAGCAGGCGCCCTTCGTGACCATGAGGAGGTTCACGCAGGTATCGTAGAGAAATTGGTAGAAGCCGTCGCCCAGGGCGTCGTTGAGGATGCGCCGATCCTTCCCGCCCCTCTTCGCAGCATTGGCATAATCGACGTTGTACGGACTGTCGCAAAACGCCATGTCCGCCAGCTGCCCATCCATTAGGCCTTCAACATCCGTCACCACGGTAGCATCACCGCAAAGCAGACGGTGCTCGCCGAGGATCCACAGGTCGCCGGGACGCGTGGTCGGAACCACAGGAACCTCGGGAAGATCCCCCTCCTCCGCCTCGGAAGCAGCATCCTCGGCATAGCCGGCGAGATACCGATCGAGGTCTTCGGAGAGGAACCCCAGCAGTTCGAGGTCAAACTTCTCGGTATCCAGTTCCTGAATGAGATTGGAGAGTGCCGCGTCGTCCCAGCCGGCGTTGAGCGCCAGTTGATTGTCGGCAATGACGAGCGCCTTGCGCTGGGCGTCCGAGAGATGCCCAAGCCGGATGACCGGCACCTGCTCAAGGCCCAACTTCGACGCTGCGGCAAGACGGCCGTGACCCGCGATGATCACACCGTCCGCATCGACGAGAATCGGATTGGTCCAGCCGAACTCCCGGATGCTGGCGGCGATCTGATCGACCTGGGTGTCAGAATGCGTGCGTGGGTTTCCGGCGAAAGCGGTCAGCGCGGACACATCCACGCGCTCGATGCCGTAGCTCTCGGGGATCATGGAAACCTCATGGTAGAAACCTGGAAGTGGAAACCTGCGTGGAACCCAGGAGGCCGGCTCGCACGCAGGTTTCCACGCGCATTCACCGGCGGCGATGAATGCTTGAAGCGCAAAAGGCCCAGCAAAACGGGGCTCAATTCGAATGATGCTGTTCAGATGATGCAATTATCGGCAGGGTGGAAACTGGAAACCGGAACCCCAAACTGGAATCCTGTCGCTAGCGAAAGCCTGCGCTGAGCGCCCCCGCTATTCTTTCCCTTTTGGAAGGACCCGTGATTTCAATAGGTTATACGAATTCGTATCGTTGAACAGTACGTCCCATTTGACAGGACGTCCTGTTTCGCGGTACGCTTTCACATGATCCGCAGCTTCGCCGACAAGCAGACCGCAGCCATCTTCGCGGGACTCGCCGTTCGCGGGCTGCATCAGGATATCCAGAAGCGGGCGCGCATCAAGCTCAAGATGATCGATGCGGCCAAGGAGCTTCTGGATCTCCGCAGCCCGCCCGGTAATCGGTTGGAAGAACTCCGCGGCGACCGAAAGGGTTTCTATAGCGTCCGCGTCAACGACCAGTGGCGCATCTGTTTCGCCTGGGTGGACGGAGAAGCTCTGGACGTTGAACTTGTCGATTACCATTGAGGAACCATACCCATGACGATCAAGCGCGAAGACATCGATGCGGGAACGGTCGACTTCTCGGAGATCACCTCCGGTCGTCGCCTCGCGCCCGTTCACCCCGGCGACGTGCTGAAGGCCGAGTTCCTCGAGCCCCTCTCCCTGAGTGTCTACCAGCTCGCCAGGGACCTCAAGGTTCAGCGTAGTCGCCTGAATGAGATCGTGCTGGGGCAAAGGTCGCTTTCCGCCGACACCGCCCTCAGGCTTTCCGTTTACTTCGGAACGACGCCCGAGTTCTGGTTGAACCTCCAGGCTCAACACGATCTCGATGTCGCCAATCGTCAGCTTCGCAAGAGGATCGAACGGGAAGTGACGCCGCGTGCCGCCTGAAACAAAAAACGCCCGGAGAGCTCATCTCCAGGCGCATTTCTGATGATCCAATATCGGAACTTTTATCATACCCAGAATCGACGTCAACACTTTTTTCAAGTAAACATTATTATTCTTCATAAGTTAGTCGCCAGACCCTCCCGCCTGGCGCTTGCCGTTTACAACTCGTCACGACACGGGCCAATTCACAGAAAACTTGACGTGATGAGCGTGGCTTGGCACGGTTTCTCTCCACACCTTGCCCCCGGAAGCGCCATCAATGGTCAAGTCCGAACTCGTCCAGAAGCTGACCACCCGGAGCCCGCATCTCTACCAGTGTGACCTCGAACGCGTCGTAAACGTCGTACTGGATAAGATCGTGAGTGCGTTGAAGAGTGGCGATCGGGTGGAACTCCGCGGATTCGGTGCATTCACGACGAAGGAGCGCACCGCTCACACCGGGCGCACCCCACACACCAGGACGGCAGTCACCGTTGCTCTTGCCATACTCATGTTTTTCATCAGCATTGGCCATCAACTGCTGAATGCATTGCACATACCGATGGCCTCCTTCCAGTTGGCTGGATCCCTTATGCTGCTGATTTTCAGATTACAGATGACACTTGAAAAGGTGTCCGAGACGGTGCCTATGAATGAAACCAGGCACAGCTTTTTGCAGCGTGCCATATCTCCTCTTGCAACAACATGTATAGCCGGATCTGGCTGGATTATGACCGTCATAATGCTTACCGACAATGTAGAGAGGAGTTTTGCGGAGATTCGGCAGACAGTTCTGGTTCTCTGTATTTGCTTTTCCATTCTCCTGGCCGCCTTATCTCTCGTCGGGTCAATATCAAGATTTCTTGGCCGACGTGGAATTGAAGTAATTTCGCGCGTGTTCGGATTGATCCTGACGAGCATAGCAGTAACAAACATCATCATCGCCATCATGATCAGCTTTGGCCTCAACTGAAAGACACTGCTCCGCATGATAAATATCTTCAGCCGACGCACTCTAATCAAAGCCGGTTTTGCGGGTGTGATTAGCTCTCACACACTAGGCGCGCAGGCAAGGAACAGAGTTCTGGTTCTTGGGGCGGGGGTAGCTGGACTCACGGCGGCGCTGAGCCTCAAAGCATGCGGCCATGATGTGACGGTTATTGAGTTTCAAGAGAGAGTTGGCGGTCGGATCTGGTCGTTGCCACTAAAAAACGGACAATACACGGAATTGGGGGCGGGCCATTTTTCCGCCGACATGCCCCTCGTGTCGTCCCTTATAAAGCGTTATCAGTTGCCTCTGCTTACAATCAACGACGGTCTGCCCCGCTACACCATCAACGGCAAGTCTTGTGACGCCAACAAGCTCACGGAATGGCCTTGGGACTTAAATAAACGCGAACGAAACTCTACGATTTCCGCCATTCTGGGCCGTTATCTTGTCGAGTCTGGCGTCAACTTGAACAGCGTTTTGGATCCGAGTTGGCCCGATTCTCATACAATCGAAAAATTTGACGGGGTCACTCTAACAGAGGTGCTTCGTGCGGCGGGAGCGTCGGATGCGTTTTTGCGCCTCCTTCAAGCCCATGGTGGCGCCCCCTACGGATCAGCTTCAATGCTAGGTGTATTGTCTTCGATTGCCTACCAATTCAATGCGCAGGCCTATGTGCGCATTGCCGGTGGCAACAACAGAATTGTCAACGCAATGGCTAAAGAGTTTGGCGGTCGCATCGTCCTTGGCGCTCCAGTTGTTGCCATCGATCAGAAGGGTGGCCAAGTCACTGTAACTGTGAAAGACGGTCGGGAGTTCTTCGGTGACCAGGTCGTATGTACTATTCCGTTTTCAGTCATTCAGGATGTGCAGGTTACGCCTGGCTGGTCCCCGGAAAAACAGCGTATGTTCCGCGAGACGAGTTGGGCGGATGCTTTCAAGGGCGTAGTTCAGACCACTGAGCCGTACTGGCTGCGAAAGGGATTGTTTGGCTGGCCAATGGCTGGATCAGATCAGGCTTGGGAACGAGTAATCGACATCAGCGGCAATGAGGGCGGCGATTATGGCAATGTTTTTTTCTATCTCTACGGAAAAGGAATAGATGCAGTCAAGTCACTACCCGTCGCAGAGCGAACGCCGTGGATTTTGGAGCAATTCCGAAAGAATAATCCCGATTTGATAGATCAGGTTGTGATGATGAGCAGCATATTATGGTCGGAGCAACCTTGGGTGAAAGCGGCATTCGGTGGTCCCAGCTTGGGGAGCGCATGGATGATTAAGGAATGGAGCAAGCCAGAGGGGCAAGTCCATTTCGCTGGAGACTTCACAAGCATGAAATCAGGCTGGGTAGAGGGGGCGATTGAGTCCGGCTTGCGGGCGGCAAGAGCAATCGATCCCACCGCACCCGGCTTATAAGCAAGTCGCAACCCCCTTGCCGCCCTACCCTCGCCCCACGAATCTCTGCTCCGTCGGAAGCATAGTTCAGCGGTAGAACGGCAGCTTCCCAATCAACTAAGTCAGGCATCACATCCTGAACATCCTCACCAGAGCATTTAGCGCCACTCGCAGATTTCCGATGTCCTCCTCCGGCCAATGCATCGCATCCTCGTCCGAGCAGATCAGCCGGTAGATCAGCAGCGTCGGCCGGCGCCCACGCGACAGCCGGTGTTCGCGGTCACAGGCATCAAGTGCATCGGTCGCCGCACCGAAGCGCCGCTTCAGCTTCTCCAGAACCTCCAGCACCGGCTCACTGGGGCTGGCGCCGAAGATACCCTCGTTGATCAGAAGCCCTGCCACTGACCGCGGGCTGGGCGACGGCAGGCCAACCATCACATGGTGGTCACGGTACAATTGGCCAAAGGCCACGCCTGCCTGGTACTGCGTCTCGCTGATAAGTTCACGGAATGCGAGACGGCCGAGGGTAGTGCCAAGCCGTTCATCCTTCGCCTGCTTCGCTGAAACACCGAAGTGCCGGCGGCGGGCGTCGATCGCCACGCTCATGGCGTCTTTCTCCAGCTCGTGTCGGGTGCGCTTGCCACAGGGGTAACGCTTGCCGGCTTTGCGCTTGCGTCCAGGTGCCATGGTTCAGTTTCCTTCCGAGTTGGAGGTTGCGTTGAGCTCGCGCAGCAGGGCGGCATAGCCGCAGACATCGACTGCCGAGTCTTCGTGGGTGGGGTCGTGGGCGAGGCGCGCGAGCTTCAGGTCGAGGAGGCAGAGGACCACCTGCGCCGCCGTGACCTCCCATCCCAGCGTGGCCGACCAGCGTGCGGCGATGGCGCCCATGTTGCCGCCGGCGTCGCCGTACTGGGTGCTTCGCTCGGCGATGACGTTGGCAACGTGCTTTAGGAACTTCTCAGCAGCGCTGCTCATGCGACACCGCCATTCGTCTCGAGCGCCCAGAGCAGGATGGCGAAGCGATGTCGGATGGCCTCAAACACCAGGGCGAGGCCCTTGTCATCGAGGATCATGCGCAACTTAGGCGTGGCGAACAGGTTTCCGCGCGCGCCGATGATCACTGCCGCATCGAGGCAGATCTGCTGCATGCGCTCCCGGAGATAGTGATACTGAATTTCCGCCTGCAAATAGAAGACGCGCAAAGCCTTGGACGGCATGAACCCGAGAAACGGAACGCCGGCGGCCATGTGAGCGA